GATGGTCAATTGGCACAAACATCGACATCGACGGATTAATTCATCGTAATATTAACAAGGGAAAAGGTAGTAAAGAAACTTTACTAGTAAAAGAATTTAACCAGAACCAGTTAAATGATTTAACTGGTACTAGTAAAAAAACTTTACCCAATCAAACACAAGATCAAAAACAAGACAAAGTTTTCCCGCCCGATGAATCGGACGGACAGCCCCCCGTTAAAACGAAACGCAAAAACCCCTTCGGCGATGGTGTCATTGAGGCAGTCGCTCAACCGATGTTCAATGCAACACCTGACACAATCCCAACAGGCAATCATGTTGTTTATAGTGTCATTAATGGGGTACGTGATGCGTATAAAATGGTTGGGGATGTACCAGACAACAAAGATGATGTAAAACACGCTGTAACGGATTTTCTGAAGTGGTACGCACGAAAATACCCTAATGTGCCGTACGTTCGCCAGCGCAGTAAATTGACGATGCATTACGTCGAATTCCTGAACAGTCACAAAACGTCATCACCAGCACAGCAACAGCAACCTGATCTGACTGTACAGGCACAGATTGAGCTCGGGTACGACACAATCACACCCAATTTGATGAATGATGAAATTAGAGAATATTTGGAGACAATGACACCATGGACGTAACGACACTGTACTCAGAATCTGCCGAAATGGCGTGTATGGGAGCAGTAATGACTGGGCAGTACCTAACTGTCCAGCGCATCATTGACCCAACGGATTTGTGGCTAGAACGCCACCGTCTGATTTTCGCCACAGCACAAAACATCTGGGCGCAATATGGCGATGTGAATCTGATGCTACTCAGTGACACCATGCAATCGAACAAAACACTGGATGCCATCGGTGGGCGTGCGTACCTGATGCAACTGGTTAATGCATTAGACAGCGAACGCCACACTGAAATCTATGCCCATATGGTGAAACGTGTCGCCGTACGACGCAAATTGCACGAATACACGGACGAGCTGGATGCCAAACTGCAGGACGACGCACCAGTGAATGACATCATTAATGAAATGATTGCGGATTTGAAATCGATGTCAGCACCAGACATTGACGATCATGTGGTGAATTTTGACGCATCGCTCGCGACCACGTTCGACATTGTGGAGCAACATCGTGAACTGTACCAGCAGAACAAACAGTACACGTTGGGCATCCGTAGCGGGTTGCATGACCTCGACAAACTGCTGGATGGTTTCCGTTATGGCGATGTGAATGTGTTGGCAGGGTACACAGGTGCAGGCAAAAGCGCGGCGGTATTCACCATTGCATTGAACGCGGCGGCGCGTGGCATCAATCGGCAGACGGTACACGGTGCACGTGTCATGGTATTTAGTGGCGAAATGACGCAATTTGCCATGAATAACCGCATTATGTCCATGTCGACGGGTATTCCTGTGCAAACGATTGAACGTGGCGCATTTACGGACGAACAGTACACGAAGTACGTCAGCGGATTTTCTCAGGTCAGTCAGTTGCCGTTGCGATTTAAACGCACCACGCGCCTGAATGTTGATGATTTGCCATCACTGGTAGAACAGGAAATCCAACGTAACGGACTGGATTTGCTGGTGCTGGATGGCATTTTACAGCTGGACACATCAGCACACGCCGATCAGGATTGGCTACGCATCAACACCATCATGGAATCGCTGGAATCTGTTGCAATTGACTACAACATCAGCATACTGGCAACACATCAAATAGGACGGTCTGGCGCGGATGGCAAACCATCGCTGTCAGATTTGAAACGCTCATCCGCTGTCGAGGAAAAATCAGCGCGTGTGATGTTACTCTGGAAGCCTGACGAAAACGTACCAAACGAACGCGAAATTGTCGTGGCAAAAAACCGTCATGGCTCACCGGGTGTCGTACCAGTGTATTTCAATACAAACACAACACAATTCTTTTCGAAGCAATCCAGTTTCTAGCATTGTGTAAAACGCTAACATATTTTACAATTACATTGTCAATTAATTAGTTCTGAGGAGAACGCAACATGGACGTACCAACACAACCAATTTATTCCGACAACGTCGTCGTCACACGCGACGTGCAGGAAGTGTCTGATTACATCAAACTCGGCTGGACGCTGTTCAGCACCGAAGCCACGGGCAAATTCAACAAACTCACATTCATTCTCATCAAACCACAGCGTGGCAAATAATGAACGCCCGCCAGAATCTAAAAAAACTACCACCGTTGGAGCGTAAATTGCTGGTGCGACTGCTAAGCAATCCGTTTACGCGCCTCAAAGATTTGATGAACCGACGACAAATGCAGCGTCTGGTGTACACATTGACACCAGATGCGGACAATTTGTCACGATTGTCACTGTTTAACGCGCTGGGTTACATCACAATCACCGACATTCAGTCACTAGAACTGGACGGTGAAACGGATTACGAGATTCTGCAATATTGGCGTCAACATCCATCAGCGACGTACGCTGAAACCGCATCTGCAATCATGTATACATATAGCACCGTGATGGTTCGCGGTGCTAAATTGTTTCATCAGGTCGGGTGTCCACCCGTTGCTGGTCGTGATCTGGCACGATTGCGATTGTACAACCATCTCGGCTGGCTAGACCGTGACATGATGGATGCTGACATACAGTTTTTGCAATCACCAGACACATCATCGCCATTGTTTCCGCTAGGCATCACTGTTGCAAAACGTGACGTGCTGTACAACCTGTACATGAACCCGTTCGCTTCCAGAGGCGACATTGTCGAATTAGCTGGCTGTAACCTGTCTATGTACGATTATTCAGTACGGACGGTATTTGGCACAACGTCACGCATTGCGATTTTCACGACGCTAGGCTACATCAATATGGGGTACATCACAAAAAAACAATGGGGCAATCAGTTCAACATTGTCAGTGACTGGAAAGCGAACCCCGGTGATTCACTCAAAACAGTAGCCGACCGCCTTGGAGTCAGTGAATCGGCAATAAACAGTGCTGTGTACAGAATTTATGAGCAAAACGGCTATAATCAGATGCCATTGGCACGCAGCAATTTTAAACAGCTCGCATTCTACTGGTGGATGCACTGGTTTGACGTGCCACGCCTGAAAGCGGACGCGGAAACACAATACTCACAATTAGGAGCAACAATATGACACTAGAACAGGCAAACCAAAAACGTGACGCACTACTGGCACTGCTAGAATTGCAGGACACGTCACCAGAGGAATTCATGCAACGCCTCGACGAACTCGTACCACTGGCAATGGACACACACGACGCATTCATTGAAATCGGACGCATTTACACCGCGTTTAACGTCCTGTTGCTGGCAGTCCATCCAAAACTGCAATGGGTGGACAAATGCCAACTGTCGAATCAGCTGTCAGAAACTGTGGAGGCACACGATTACAAATTTTATTTTGACGGTCGCATCCATCGTATGCGTGAAAAACAGCGCATTGCAGATTTCATCATGGGAGCTAATGACGATGACTAGTAAACGCAACAACATCCATCACCTGTCATTGCCGTTGCGTCATCGTCTGGCGTGGTGGCTACGTGATCCGCATGGTACACCAGCACCACTGACAACATTGCGCAAAATCGCACGAACCATCTGTCCAGAAGTTGCGTACCCAACAGTCCTGCATGTGATGGACGCGCTTGGTTACCTCGACATCACCATCAGTCGTGTGCATGTTTCGGTTAAGTTGCCCGCGCTAGCAACGCCCATCTTGCATCATTGGCGTGCGCACCCAGCAGACAATTACACCGAAACCGCAACCGCGCTCGGTGTCAGTATTTCACGGGTGGCAGACGTGTCACGGCGACTGATGGCATCGCTCGGATTTGATGACTTCTCATCCAGCAAACGCAGCGATCAGTTGCGATGGTATGAATACATGGGCTGGCTAGACCGTGACGCAATGAATGCCGATGCTGACGCGCTGGAACGTGGTGATTTTTTCGCCTTGGAACTGTTCCCGACTCATCTGACAGAAACACAGCATGATTACCTGTACAACCTGTACATGAACCCGTTCGACACGAAACAGCGCATCGGTGAATTGTCCATCTCATCGTCTGGTGTTTATGATGAAATATGGCGACGGCTAGGATTAACTGGTGTGCGCCGTGTGGAGTTTTTCATGCGTCTGGGTTACGTGCGTGTGCCACACCTGATGAGTTCCTCATATTTGTCAGACGATGATTTGCGCATCATGAATCTATGGCGACAACATCCATCAGCGACACGAAAACAGATTGCAGCAATGGCAGGCATAGCTGACTGGGAGGTTGCCGAGGCTGCAGACCGCATTTATGACGTGTATGGCTACCGCGAAAAATACGAATCAGCTTCCATGCATCGCCGACTGGCATTCTACTGGTGGATGGGCTGGTTTGACCGCGCACGTCTGGAAGCGGACGCGAACCGACAATACAAACAACAATTAGGAGTCTAATTATGAAATTTTTCCGAAAATGGCACACACCCAAAGAGCGCGACGCGTTGATCGCGCTGTACCACAATCCGTATAACACCGTGTATGAAATCTGCGACATTGCGGGATGTAGTTACCCAACATTTCGCATGGCGTGTCAAAAAATCCACATGTCAAACAGTAGCACATCCAAATCCGTGTTTGTTGAACTCGGTTACATCACCATTCCAGAGCCAGACCGTAGCCTGTCACAAATTGAACAGAAAATCATCAGCATATGGCGTGACGATCCGTTTGTGTCGAATGATGTCATTGCTGAACAACTGGGGTATTCGACACCGCGCATCGTGCATTACATCGGACAGATTTTCTACAAAAACGGGTTTGCTAATGAGGTGGATTCACGCGGTTGGGTTGTTCGTATGCGGTTCTATGGACATATGGGTTGGTTTAACCACCAGCAACTACTGGATGATTTAGCATATGAGGAAGCGTTATACAATGCCCCTTTTTAAAACTCAATTGACGGACAATCAGAACCTCGCGTTGTACTACATCTACACGAATCCATACGCCACACTGTCCGAATTGTACGCAATGTCAGGTGTCACAGAGTACCGATTGCGCGTCGCCATCAACACGTCAGCAAAACTGGCATCATCACGCAACACACGGTTGCACCTATTCAATGTGGCAGGGTACATCAATGTGCCACATCCTGACGTTCTGGGCATCCCAATGAAGGCGGCGCACCGTCGGATTCTGGCAACGCTGTCACAGCATCCTGACGTGACAAACCCGGAACTGGCACGCCTCGCCAACTACTCGACTGAAAACATCCGATTGCAGTTGCGTAACATGCGGATGTTGACATCGGACATCTACGGCACGACATCGGCTGTCGGTCGGTCTGCTGACATCACAAAACTGCTGTGGTATGAGCACATGGGCTGGTTCGCACGTGAGCAGATGGCACAGGACGCGGAAACACAGTATAATCAGTACATAACAGGTGACATACGTAACTAGCCTGATGGATGGCATACATGGACGCAAACTCGTCACGACCTAGCAAACACAAACCGCCTAGTTATGATGGCGGTTACATGGACGTTGGTAAATCTGCCGAGGCGATTGTCATGGCATGGCTGGCATCACAACCATGGTGTCAGTCACTGCAGGACGTGCGCGATGAACCCCAGATGCGTACCGACGATGTCGATGTGCTGGTGACACCATCAACTGCCCCGGTGTCTGACACCATTCGCCAGCTCATCCGCAACCACGACCCACTGCGCATCGAAATTAAATCCGACAAATACATTGGGCGCACAGACAACATGCTGTTTGAGACCTACCGCATCTACCACGACAACCCACCCGCCCGCGCTACAACGTCGGGATGGTCTGCACGATCAACAGCGCATCTCATCGTCTGGTATGGGTCATCAGTCCACAAACTCTACATCATCAGATTAGATGACATGCAACGTGCGTTCCAGACGTACACACGCGATGCACGGCGGTCAATTCGTTCACGATTCATTGCAACGGACGCAACCAAAACCACGCACAACGTGTACATCCCCATCAAATACGTGGCGGATGCTGTGCACATCGTGGATTTATAGACCAACACATGATTATTGACGCATATGTTATAATGAAGATGAGCCGTACCATGCGGTCATTTTTAGATTAGGTTAAAATATGGACACAGAACACAATGGACAACATGAACCTAGAAAATGCGATTGCAGTTGCTGGTACGGTTGGCGCAATCGTTGCAGTCATCATCAGAGCGATTGTGAAATCCGAAAAGCTGATGCAAGCCGATCCCGAGGACGATTCTATGCTTGGGCAATCATTGGACGTGACAGCAACACAAACAGAGATGATGCGGAGGTTAATGGACAGAGTCGATGAGAACGAACGCACCATAGCGGCGATGGCGACCCGTCTGCAGGATTTAGAGACGCGCAATGCCGAACTCGAAACCTACAAAAACCAGCAGGCAGACCAGATCAGCCGACTTCGTGCGCGGGTGGCACAGCTAGAACATGAATTGCGCAAAAACGATTTAACGATTCCAGAGCCACCATTAAAAGTGCAGGCAAATGACAATACAGAATAGAATTGTACGATTAGAATACATTCCAGCGAACCAGTTGCTGGCACATCCATTAAACGCTAGACGGCATCCTGCCAAACAGCGCGAGGCATTACGTGGCAGTTTGGAAACGCTAGGGTATTATGACGCTGTCATCATGAACCAGCGCACAGGCTACATCGTTGACGGTCATGCACGTGTTGAGGAACAGTTGACAGCAGATGAGAACGCGACCATGCCCGTGCTAGTTGTCGATTTGTCAGAGGCAGAAGAAGCGCAGGCATTGGCATCACACGACTGGATTACGCAACTGGCAGTGTATGACAATGAGATTCTGGATGACCTACTGCGAGAGTTTAACAGTGATGATGATCGCGTGCAGGCAATGGTGGCAGAAATGGCAGGTCAACTCGGTGCATTAAACAACATTGCACACAATGACACTGCAGATGAACAACCTGATTGGTCAGCAACATGCCCTACGTGCGGTGCTGAACTAACAACAAATGCAACAGAATAAAAGGAGCTAACCATGGCTAGACGCTATAAGGCACAGGATGTCGCGGATGCGATTACAAAATCGAAGGGGATGATTACATACGCGGCAAAAATGCTCGGATGTAATCGGTCAACAGTACACAACTACATCAACAATTTTGAGGTATGCCGTGAGGCGGTTGCGGACTCGCGTGCTGGGATGCTAGACAATGCCGAATTGCAACTGGCAAATCAGATTCAGGATGGCAACATTACCGCCATAATTTTTTACCTGAAAACCATCGGCAAACATCGCGGCTACATTGAACGGCATGACATTGGATTGTCCGTGTCACCAGACACATTGAAACTAGCCAACGAATTAGGCATCAGTGAGTCTGACATCGTACGAGAATTTGAGGCGTTAATCCGTGCCGAAGCAGAAAAAATCAGCAATAACGGCGAGTGACATTGCACAGCGACTGTTTGACAACCTGAAACAGCGTGACGATGTCGACATAGAGCTATATGACCAGCAACGCGCGTTTGTTGACACTGACAGCGCGTATTCTGCATTTGTGGCAGGCATCGGTAGCGGTAAAACATATGCTGGTTGTGTTCGTGCGCTCAATGCGTCACTAGGCAAGATCGGCAACCGTAGCATCCCAACGCCGAATCTGGGAGTCATCACAGCACCGACCTACCCGATGTTACAGGATGCGACAATCCGCACGTTTCAGGATGTAGCAGGTGATTACATTGCGAAAATCAACAGAGGCACAATGACGATCACGATGACCAACGGTAGTGAGATTCTATTGCGGACAGCCGACAACCCCGACAGGTTGCGTGGTCCTAACATTTCATGGTGGTATGGTGATGAAGCCGCGCTTTACAAGCCCGACATTTGGCGCATCATGATTGGGCGTTTGCGTCAATTTGGTGTCATGGGCTCGGCATGGATTACGACCACGCCCCGAGGACGTGATTGGATTTACCAGTTGTTTGTACGTGATGCCGATGACAAATATGAACTCATCAGGGCATCATCAGCAGACAATGTGTACCTCGCAGATGACATTATTGAGGCGTGGCAATCTGAGTACAGTGGTGATTTTGCGCGTCAGGAATTGCTAGGTGAATTCATTGCGCATCAGGGTCTGGTATATGAAGAGTTCAGTCAGGACCGCCACGTGGTCAGTGAAACGCCTGAAACATTTCATGACATAATCGTGGGTGTGGATTGGGGTTATGCGAATCCGGGTGTGATGCTGGTTGGTGGCATCGATGGTGATGGGCGCATTTGGATTTTGTCAGAACGCTACCAACGACAACAACGAATTGAAGAGTGGGCATCAGTCGCACTCGACATCAGGGGAAATTATGGAGCTAATCAATTTGTATGCGACCCGTCTGAGCCTGATTACATCCGCACATTGCAACAAACGGGGGTTAGTGCAACGCAAGCGAACAACGCGGTCATGACAGGCATTCAGGCGGTAAAACATCGGCTCGCAACCCGTGCCGAAACAGCACGCGGTAGTTTGCCACGTTTGGTCATTCATCGTTCGTGTGTTAATCTAATCAGTGAGTTTGAACAGTACCAATGGCGCGAAAGCCGTGACGGGTTGCATGATGCGCCTGTCAAATCCAATGACCACGCTATGGACGCGATGAGGTATTTAATTATGGCAGTAGACAAACCAAAACGTAAGGCAATCAAGGCATCGGCGGTGCGCTATGCTTAGTACAATCTATGAGATGTTACCGAAGACGCTCGTACGTGATGAGTGGTTGGTTGAGACAGACGATTGGGGTGACCGCGTCAAATTGTTTCGTGACTACTACGACGGCAATCATCGTAGCAAATTGACGGGCAACATGAAACGCATGTTACGCATCAGTGGCGATGCGCATGACCAGTTCAATGAGAACTATTGCGGTCTGGTTGTGGACACGTATGCTGATCGTTTGCTTGTTGACCGTATGCAAGGCAATGACGATGAGGCGACCAATTGGGCGACTGAACTGCTCGACGCCAACCGTTTCGATGGTCTGCAGATGGACATCCACGAGGCTACGATTCGCGATGGCGACACGTTTGTGCTGTTGGAATATGACAGCGACAGCGACAGTGTGGTGTTTAGTCATGAGCCGTGCTGGGATGGCGAGACAGGAATGATTGCGGTGTATGACCGACGGCTCAAAAACATTCTAGTTGCTGTCAAAGTGTGGTATGAGGGTCTGGACGATGCGAGGCGCGTCAACTTCTACTACCCTGACCGTGTTGAGAAATACATTGGCGATGAGTCAGGCTACGGCATGCAACCGTATGTTGATGACAGCACAGATGAGCGTGGCATTGCTGAGTGGTTACCGGGGTTTGTTCCTGTGGTGCATTTCCGCAACCGTGCCCGTACCATGACACAATATGGCATCAGCGAGCTTGCATCAGTCGTACCGTTACAGGATGCGTTGAATCGTGGGTTGATGAGCATGGTGATGACTGCCGAATTGACAGCGTTTCTCATCCGCGTGGCTAAAGGATTCGAGCCACCTGCAGAGGTCTCTCCTGGTATGTGGATTACCATCGGCGCGGAAGGTTTGAGCAATGATCAGGTTGCCGATGCATTTACACTTGAGCCGGGTGGCATCGTGCCATTCATCGACCAAGCGAATCATCTAATTGAGCAAATTGCCACCATCAGTCGCACACCACTACCAACGACGCTCGGTGGTGCGAATGCGTCAGGTGAGGCACTTAAACAACGTGAGTCTGGTCTGTTGGCAAAAGTTCGCAAAGCGCAGGTCAAGATTGGCAACAGTCATGAGGACATGATGCGGATGGCAGTTATGCTGTATAATACGTTCGCACCAACACGCGCTCCTGAGAGCATATGGCGATGTGTATGGCGTGACGCGCAGGTACGCAATGAGGCGCAAATGATTCAAAATGCCCTCGCCATTCGTGACATCGTTGGCGAACGTGAGACATTACGATTAATAGCAGAGGTGTATGGTTATGGCATGGGGAAACAAGAGGAAATCCAGCAAGAGAAGCAAGCGCAAACCGCGCAAGCGATGAGTGCGTTGGCAGGTAGCCTGCCGGGGTTTGACAATTTCAATGTATAGCATAGGAGCTAAACAATGGCAGATTTAGTAGTAGTAGCAGGTGACGTGGTAGCAGTTTCGGGGGCGACATCAGCACGCGGTACAGCTGGTGCGACCATCACAGCAGGTCAATTGGTATACCTCAACAGCACATCAGGCAAATACGCGCTGGCACAAGGCGATGACGCGGCGACTGACGCTGTTGTGGGCATCGCAGCACATGGCGCATCTGATGGGCAACCGTTGCAAGTTTTGACGGGTGGCGTTGTTGATTTGGGTGTGACATTGACCGTCGGTGAAATTTACGTGTTGAGCGCGGCATCTGCTGGTGGCATCGCACCTAAAGGCGATTTAAGCGCGGGTGAATATGTGAGCATCATCGGTGTGGCGCAAACAGCAGACAACCTGTTGCTCGGTATTCTCAACAGCGGTGTGGCAGTACCTGCGTAATGGCTAGCCAACAGACACGCAACGAATTGGGACGGCTACTAGCCAACACATTGCACATGTGGAAGTTAGGACACCGTGAAGACAGAGCGTCAGGCATTTTGCCTGATGACGACATCACCATTGAATTGACGGACACGGGGTTTAAAATCACGGCGTTTGAGGCTAAAAAGGCACCAAAGCGCACCGTGACGAAACGGCAGGTACAATCCGACGATGAATAGCAATGAGGGCGCGCAATCACCAGCGGTACGACTGACACAATTGGTCTCACGATTACTCGACAAAGGGTATACCCGTGCGACTGACCAAATCATTCGTGCAATCGTTCGTGACAGCACAACAGGCATCATCGCACAACGGCTCACTGAACTCGATGACGAGGCGCGCCGATTGGCAGATGCAAACAAACGGCTGTTGCCCACGAACCCTGTGGTGCGTGCCCTGCTTGCTGATTTGTCTGACACGCTGTCAAACGATGCCCGACGCATTAATGATGCTACGCCTGATTTGCAACAGTCTGGCATTCAATCGGCTAATGAATTGACGCGACGGCTAGCCCTGCCCAATGTGCCTGATGATCAGTTGCGTACGGTGTTGGGCGTGTCATGGAATACGCCATCAGAGGAAGCGGTCGCATCACTCATCGACTTTGCCGACATGGAATCATGGCAGGATGAGTTGTCAGCATACCCGACGCGGATTCAAGCAACGATTCGCAATCAAGCTATTCGTGGCGTGGTTGAGGGATGGAGCCCGTTAAAAACCGCACGGGAAATCAGACGTACATCAGAGGCATTGCCAGCACATCAGGCGAACAATCTGATGAGGACGCTACAACTGCAATCGTACCGTACAGGGAGCGCAGCAAACATGGTGGCAAATCAGGACATCCTAGACGGTCATGTGCGCATCGCGTCACTCGATGGTCGCGTGTGTATGAGCTGTGTGGCGTTGCATGGGCAGGTATTAAAAGTCGGCGAGCGTGTGGATGACCACCATCAGGGGCGGTGCATCAGCATTCCACTGGTCACTGGACGCGCTCGGCAGATTCAAAGCGGACCCGACTGGTATGCATCACTTCCACAAGAGCAACAGTTGGCACTGGCAGGACCTGCAAAATACGAGGCGTTACAGCGTGGCGACATCCGATGGGATGAGATGTCAGAGGAATACACCGACCCAACATTTGGGCGCATGTTGCGCGAGCGACCATTTAAACGATTCAGTTGACACATGCGTTATAATACATATATACAGACAACCAGAAACGGCTAGATGCCGTATAGAGGAGATGCCACGATGGCAGACGAAACAAACAACATCGAAACAACAGAACAGCTCGACGCTGTTGAAACAAACGATGGCGCAGACACCCAATCGGTTGACGAATTGCCATCATGGGCGCGGGACATGATTAAATCGTTGCGCAGTGAGGCGGCAGAACGTCGCGTCGCATTGAAGCAGTATGAGGAAGAGACGCGCAAACGTGATCAGGAGCGATTAGCAGAACAGGGTAAATGGAAAGAGCTGGCAGAATCGCGGGCGAGCGAATTGAATGACCTCGCACCATACCGTGAGCGTGCCGATGCGCTGGAATCGATGATTCGTGACAGCAATAAATCGCGCATTGAATCCATACCCGAGGACATGCGACCGCTTGTCCCAACAGATTACGCGCCCGAGAAATTAGCAGGATGGCTCGATGCCAATTTGAACCGACTGACAAAACCAACTGCGCCAAAGCTGGACGGCGGTGCGAGTGGTAGCGGGTCTGCAATTAATTTGACAGATGAAGAGAAGCAAGTCGCGCGTGACACTGGTGTTAGTTTTGAAGACTACGCCAAGTACAAACAGCGCATATTTGGCAGTTAGGGGGGTGATGACGTGCCAATCCCAAAACGTGTAAAAACAATCATGAAACGTGAGGGCATCCGCGATGTCAACACACCCAAACGCACGCCCAACCATCCAACGAAATCACATGTCGTGATGGCAGAGGAAAAAGGGCAATTTAAGCTCATCCGCTTTGGTCAACAGGGTGCGGACACCAAACCGCCTCGTAAGAACGAAACAAAAGCGGACAAAGCCAAGCGTGCCAGCTTTAAGGCGCGTCACGCAAAAAACATCGCCAAGGGCAAAATGTCCGGGGCGTATTGGTCTGACAAAGTCAAATGGTAATAGACTAGGAGCAACAACATGGCAGTAGACACATCAGCGGGTTTCCGCTACCGTGGGCGCGTTTCCAAAATGCCACCCACCATCCAGACGCTAACCATCAAGGACACCGAGACGCTCACCAAAGGCGATCTGGTAACACTTGAATCAGGTGAAATCGATTTGGCAGCAACAGACGACAGCACGATTCTTGGTGTCGTATTGAACACTGCAGCAGGTACAGACAGCACCACCACCTATGAGGTGATTGTGGACGCTGACGCTATTTACGGCGTTTATGATGCTAGTGCTCGCGTTAAAGGCGCGACATTGGACATCAGTGGCACAACAGGTGCTATGACCGTGACAACATCGAGCAATGCGGATGTTACCGTATATGCCCCATCCACAGCAGACGAAGAAACGCTGGTCATGATTACTCATGGCGAGCATGCAGACAATTAGGAGTAATTGACAATGCCAATGCGATCATCTAACTGGGCAGAACTACTGCTCCCAACAATCTACAATTTTTACGACATCGGTCGTCAATTGCGTCCTGAATTGCGCCCACAAATCTACAACGTACAAACCAGCTCACGTGCAGACGAACGCAACGTTGGGTATGGTGGCATCGCTCCTGATGCGTGGGACAACTACGAGGCATCAGGCGTAAAGGGTCGCGTCGACTTCGACAAAGGTTACACTGCGACTTACGAACATCAGGAATATGTGGTCACCTTCGAGGTTGAACGCAAACTGCTGGATGATGACCAATACGGCATCGTTGCAGGCGAACGTGCACGCAAACTCGGTGTAAGCGCAACCCAGAAAATGGAAATCGACGCGGCGAGTGTATTCAACAATGCGTTTAGCGCATCCTACACAGGTGCTGATGGCAAGCCATTGTGCTCGACCACACACCCACGTAACCCGAACAAATCAGGTAACCTCGTGAACGCTGGTACATCCGCACTAACAAAGGCGGCGGTTAGCGAAACACGTCAGGCTATGATGAGCACAGAGGACGATGCTGGTAATATTCTCGGCATGATGCCAAACGCGCTCATGGTACCTCCTGAACTCGAAGACACGGCACTGGAAATCGTGAACAGTTTGCAAGACCCAACATCAGCAAACAACGCGATTAACCCACAAGCGGGTCGCTTTACTGTCATTCCGTGGCACTACCTGAACGACAGCAACAACTGGTTTATGATGGACACCGTCTGGATGAATCTTAGCCTGAAATGGTACAACCGCACACCACTAGAAATCAGTGTGGCAGACCAGACAGCAACCGAGGCAGTATATGAAGCGTACATGCGCTACTCCTACGGTTGGGACGATTGGCGTTGGGTTTACGGTCACAACGTTAGCTAATTGACACGATGATGGGGCGTACAATGCGCCCCTGACCTATTGGAGGCAATACATGGGTTTAACATATTTTCCAAACGGCATCAGCGTGTCAGGGTTTGCATCACCTAATGGTGCGACATTCACAGCTGGTGACGAAACAAGCAACGAAATCAATGTGGTCATTCAATTATTGGATGGCAACGGCGACGCGATGGCGACACGCTCTGCTGTGCAGTTCTACCTAAGTGACAATGCAAACGGCGACACGCTAGTTGCTGCGACAACATCGCTGGCAATCGGTACAGACGGGCTCATCATTGAACACATCGCAAACAGCGCAGGCGTACTCATCAGTGAAGCCGATGGCGACATCGATGTGACCATTGGTGATGCTAGTGGCGCGGCGACATACTACATCGTGCTAGTGATGCCTAGTGGTGAGTTGGTTGTGTCTGATGCCATCACGTTTGCTGCCTAAGGCGGTGCGCGATGATTCGGACGTATACAATTGACATCACGACAACAGGAACAGCAGGAAGCGCGACAGGAAGTGGCACGACATCACGACCAGTCAATGGCATGATTGCAGCAATTAAAATCGATTTTACCAGTCAGGCATCCACAGCAGACACAACGATTGTGGATGGTCATGGGCAACCGATTTTGACACTTACCAATGTCAATGCTGATGGTTGGTACTACCCGCATCCTGAAATTCACGACAACACGGGCTCTGCAATAAACAAACAGACGTGCCCATATGCTGTTGACAGTTACGTGACGGCATCGATTGCACAATCCAATCCGGGGAGTGCAGTGGTTACGTTGCTAGTAAATGAGGGCGGTCGAGGCTAATGACATTCACATACGACACGAGCAACCCAACAGACATCACACGTGTACGCTACCACCTCGCGGACACCGTTGAGGCGGATGCGATCTGGACTGATGAAGACATCACCTATGCCATCACGTTAAATGATGGGAGTTGGCAACGTGCCGTTGTGAGTCTCATTGAGCAGTACATCACGACCCTCGCCCGTACGCCACAATTTAGTTCTGACTGGTTGTCAGTCAATCCGAAATCGTCAATTGATGCATGGCGGATGCTATTGATTGACAAACGGCGCGAATTTGGGCTAAAGAAGCTTGTGGCGACTGTTACGCATACATACCGTGCTGACAGTCGTCAGGAATCCGAACCTGACTATACAGAGGACAACACAGATGAGGATGTCTAATGTTACCCAATAGCATTCGTGCGCAATTGCAAAAACAAACAAACCGATGGTTAACAGAGACAGCGTTTATTGAGCGTGAATCTGACACACGGGGCATCTATGGCGAGCAGGTGCACGATTGGGAAACAGTGGCATTAAATGTCAAATGTCGGGTCATCACACGTGGTGGCGGTCGTAATATGAATGAGATGATGGGTAATCAGGAATTGATGATCGACGAATACAAAATTGTGCTGGTGGCAGGTACTGATGTAAGTGTTGACTACCGCATCACAGTTGGTGGTCATGTGTACCGTGTGACAAAAGTCACGGACGACCGCACAGATGAGTTAGACGTGCATGTGCTCGTAGAACGGGAACGATGACATGGCAGACCTGCAAATCAAAGTAGACAAGCGCAAACTACAACAAATCATTGCCAGCGAGCCCTCACGTGCTGATGCGTGGTTGCGTGGCGTTGGGATGCAAATCCTAGGCGACATTCAACTGTCATTTGGCACATCGCCTGATGGCAAAACGCACACACGAGGCACGGTCAAACATGTGGCATCACAACCCGGCTACCCTCCGAACATCGACACAGGCGCATTGCGTGGCAGTATGGGATTGCGTAAGCTCGGCAACATGACATACGAAATCCATGACGGTGTTGAGTACGGTGTGCACTTAGAACTAGGCACAGAGAAGATGGCGGCGCGTCCGTTTGTGAACCCTGTTTTTGCTGAATGGCAAAAGAAGATTATGGACGATGCGAATCGGAATCTGGACATAGACTAATGAGCGCATTGGAAACACTGTACACGAGTCTATACAGCGCGTTACGCAATGACACGCTATGGCAGGACAGGGTTTACCCTGAAATCGTACCAGCGCAGGTTATACGCCCATATGTGGTGTTTTTTGTCAGTAGTGGTGGTGAGCGCAATGACCTCAAACGCGATGATGCCGAGTTTACCATCAGCGTCAAATGTGTAGCATTGCAAATGGCGGATGCGATGGCAGGTGCGAGCCGAATCAGTGCGCTGTTGAATAATCAGGGTTCGCAGGACGGTGGTACAATAACAGGTGATGCCAACTGGACAATCACAACGGTTGAGCAATTGCGCATCATACAGCAAATTGAAATGATTAGTGATGACAAACCGCTATACAACAGCGGGCATCAGTACAACATAGTTATGGAGAAACTCTAAATGGCAACATTAAACAGCAACAACGTGTACCTGTCATGGGACGGTACGCAAATTGATGGGTACTGGACAGGTGACGTGAGCAAAGACGAATCGGTCTCTACTGTCGACATCACAGCTGGGAGCGGTGCGACACACGTAGAACGTGCGAGCGGATTGCTAGACAACAGTATGTCATTCAACATCGTGTATGATGATGCGGATTTGGCGACATACGTTGGCAAACTCAAATCAGGCACAAAAGGCACGCTGATCTTTGGACCAGAGGGCAACACAGCTGGCAAACCGAAATTTGAGTGCGTAATGATTTTGTCCAGCGTGACAGGACCATCACCAACGATTGCAAAAGGCATGGTCATGTTTGAACTGAGCTTTGAGGGCGCAGCAACACCAACAGCAACCATTCCTAATGGAGACACATTCTAATCATGGTTAAAAAGGACGAAACCCCACGCTTTAATTTCCGTAATGTGTCGCGTAAATGGGCGAAACAGTTCGCCCGCACACAGGTTTCGATGGCGCAACATGCCGTTGTGATTGGTGCTGATGCGCGTGACGATTTGACACCAGAAGAACAGCAGACGTTGAATGCCGGGCGCATTGCGTCGATGGATGAGATTTTCAAACTAGAAGACGAGCGCGATGCCCTGCTGATTCAGGTTCTGGAATATGTGCCGATGGATTGGCTCGTTGATGGCGCACCTGATGACCTGTCATGGGACGATGTCGATGATCTGGATTGGTTGCAAGCAGACCGATTTGATGAGCTTGTGCAATTGGCAGGTAGTAGTCGCCAGGCATCGGCAAAAAACTAAATCTGGCATACGTCCACGCTGTCAAAAAAATCGGCGGGGTGCAATTGGACGCGGATGAAGTTGACCGCATCGAACGCGCACAGGTGGCACTAATTTTGCACATGCCACCTCATGACGTGGACAGTATGCCAGCACAGGATGTCGCCGATGTACTAGAAATCTACTCGGCTAATAATGAGATTCAGGCATGGCAACAGAGTCAGAATCGGAGACGTAAATAATGGCAACAGAAGTCGCAAGTTTAACTGCATTATTGTCACTGGATGACAGCGGATTTACACGAGGGATGCGCAACGCTGAACAGAAAATCAGTGGCATCGGTGGCACATTTCAAAACATGGGTGCAAGCCTAAAGAACCTCGGGGGCAATTTGCAATCTATGGGTATGCAGGCATCGCTCGTAACTGCTCCGATTGCTGCGATGGGTATTGTCGGTGTTACGCAGGCAATGGCATTTGAGGATGCACTCAAACAAATTGAGGTTCGTGCTGGTTTGACTGCTGACCAAATGGGTGACATTGAAGACAAAGCGTACGATTTGAGCCGAGCTACTCAATACGGACCTACTCAAATTGCCGATGCGTTCCTTCAACTTGTGACAACAGGGAGTTCTGCTGAAGAGGCAATGGCTCAATTAGATGCTGTTATTATTGGCGCGTCTGCCAACGGTACAGATTTGGCATTTACAGCCGATGCGCTGACGGACATTATGTCGGCTATGGGGTTGGGTGTTGAGGACAGTGCCAAAGCCATGCAGACGCTGACAAATGCCACGAGCGTTTCTAGTGCCGATTTTGTAACATTAGCCGAGGGGTTCAGTAATATTGGTCCTGCCGCTGCTACATTTGGACTGTCTGTTGAAGAAGTTTCTGCGACGCTTGCCCTATTTAACAATAATCAAATCAAAGGCGCGGAAGCAGGTACACAACTTCGGTCATTGCTTAACAACATGACACGAACTACTGGTTCAGTAACAGACGCTTGGGATGCTCTCGGTACATCATTCTACAACGCTGATGGCTCGATGAGAAACTTTGACGATGTCATCAAAGACATCAACACAGGTCTAGCAGACAAAACCCCAGAGGAAGCCAACAAAATTATAACTGCCTTAGCAGGAACATATGGGCAGATGGGCTTGTCCACCTTGCTAGCTTCAAATGGTATTTCGACCACGGTTGATGCAATGGCAGATGGAGCAGACATCGCCGATCTTGCCGATGCGAGAATGGAAACATTTAGCGGTGCCGTGTCGTTCCTTCAAGGTAGTGTAGAAGAGTTGAATACACGAGCCTTAAAACCATTCATGGACACCTTTTTAAAGCCGATTGTCTTACAAATTGCGTCGGTGGTGAATCAGTTCAGTGTATGGTATGAGTCGAATCAACAAATCGGTAACATCATCATTGCGGTTCTTGGCGGTCTGGTTGCGGTCGGTCCTGTGCTGATGGCAATTGGGACTGCAGCGAGTATTGCAGGTACGGCAATCAGTGTGCTTGGTGGTATTTTAGGCGTTTTGTTTAGCCCCATTGGGTTGATTGTCGCAGCAGTCGCCGCGTTGGCACTTGCATTTGTTACAGATTTTGGTGGCATTCGGACGTGGTTTGAAGCCAATATTATGCCGTGGTTTAGCAAGCTTTGGGAGTTTTTAACTGAGGCGGTTGGTAGTGCCGTGACGTGGGTCAATGACACCATTGTCCAGCCGATTGTTGGTGTTTTTCAAGCACTAATGAATGGCGGGGATTTGATGACTGCGCTAAAGGATTTAGGTGGCATCTTTTTGAACGTGATTGCTGATGGTATTACGTTTGTGCGTAATTTCCATGTGTGGGTGTTTGAAAATGTCATCAAGCCCATTGCTGATGCGGTTGTGCAATACGTTAACAGTGGACAGTTGGTGGAAGATTTACAAGCGCTTGGTGCAATGTTCCTTGATGCAATTGCTGCTGGGATTACATTCCTTCAAAATATAGGCACTTGGTTATACGACAATCTCATTGCGCCAATCATTGACGCAACTGGTGGCGAGACGGGACCAGTTGGACAAGTTTGGCAGAAACTGTCAGAGTTTGGGCAGATGTTCCTTGACGCGATTGGAAACGGCTTGACCTTCTTTAAGGACATTGCGACTTGGTTATACGACAATCTTATTGCGCCTTTGTTTGGTGGTGTTGAAGACCAGACGAAGGACGGGAGCGAAATGAGCACGGCTCTAGCAGACCTTGGTAAAATTTTTCTCGACCAGATTGCCAACGGTCTGACGTTTGTCCGTGATGTCGGAGTGTGGTTGAGAGAGACACTGATGCAACCGATTATTAATGCCATCGGGAACTTCATCGGCGTTGGTGATTTATATGACAAACTAATTGACCTGGGTGGCAGTTTGTTGACCGCCATGGCAGACGGCATTGGTAACATCAGCACGTGGATTTATGACACGTTCATCAAGCCGATTGAAGATGAGATTAAAAACATCAACATTCTCGGCTGGAATCCGTTTGGTGAAGGTGAGGTTGAGATGCGTGCCAATGGTGGTCCAGTGATGGCAGGCAATCCATACATCGTGGGCGAAGTGGGACCTGAGCTGTTTGTACCATCATCATCAGGGACAATCATACCGAATGATGCGCTAGGTGGTCGCATTGAGATTGGCACAATCAACATCAATGCAACAGGTGACGTGGATGGCGCACAATTGGCGCGATCATTTGAGCAGGAATTGGCAGAAATCATGAGGAGTCGTGGGTAATGGACACACTGGTACGATTTGGGCAAGGCGCAGAACAGTACACGTTTGACCAGTCACGGCTGGTGTCATTGCGCGACAATTTCCGTGATTTGGTACAACGTGCGACACGCCTGCCAGGGTTGTCTGGTGGTGTGAATGAGTACGGCGTTGCGCCATCGCCTCGCGCTGTCGGTAATGTGCAGGCGACGTTTTGGCTGATTGCTGATGAGCATTTGACACCTGATGAGCAGGGACAGCAGATGGAACAACTCAAATCAGACGTGGCGCGGATGTCATCGTTTGGGGTCAAACGGCTATACAAACAACCAACAGATGCCACGCTAGATGTGCGTTATTGCGAGGCATCCATCAGCAACATTTCATACACAGAGACATCAGCAGACCAACCGCATGCACGATTACGTGTACAAGTCAATTGGCAGGTGACAAATCCGCGATGGTATTCACAAGGGACAGAAGCCCCGGCGTGGGGTGATGGCTCGGCATGGGGTGCGGGCTCTTCATGGGGTGGCACTGCCCCGACATACGCTGTGAGTGGCACATTGACAGAGTTTACCGTGACACCAACAGGGAACGCGGAAACATTCCCACGCATCATCATTCAATGTGGCGCGTCGCAGACAGCAGAGAACATCCGCATACAACGGTTTTTGAATGGTAGCGTCGTCGATCAGGTCGCATATGGTGGTATACTAGGAAATAATGACAGGCTCATCATCAACACGCGGGCAAACCGCGTCACACTGAACAGCGTGAGCCATTACACGTCGGACTTTACATACAATAATGCGAGCTGGTTTCGATTACAACCGGGCGCAAACACCATCAGGGTGTTGATGGACAATGCAGGCGATGCTGCCAAGTTAGAGTTTAGGTATTACGAGGCGTACACATGACAAGTCAAACGAAAACGAGCGTTACCATCAATGACAATGCCGTCGCTGATGGACAAACAATTGACGCGGCGGATGTTACCGTTGCATTTGATGATGCGCAAACCGAATTACAGCAGGGATGGTTACGGGTCAGTGCAAATGACACACACGTTAAACATTTAGAGGATGCACTGACAGCAGGCACAGGCATCACGATTGCGACAGTGGATGATGGCGCGGATGAATCCATGACGGTCACACTGGCAACGCACAACCATCAGGACACGGCGGGTGGTGGACAATTACTAGCGGATGCCATTGACAGCGAGACCGCGACAAACGGTTACGTATTGACAGCAGATGGGACGGGTGGCGCATCGTGGGCATCTGTTGGCGGTGGTGGCGCGCAACCCATCGATTTGACCGCGACGGCAGGCGAGACGCTGGCATTGCGTGACATGGTTTATTTAGACGAGTCGTCGGGCACGTGGTTCAAGCTAGACGTGGATGCGACATCGTCAATTAAAGCGGGCGCGTTGCGTGGTTGCGTCAATGAGGCAGGTGGCATCGCATCAGCGAGCACAGGAAGCGTGCGGATTTTAGGCGAGGTCTCAGGGTTTACTGGATTGACAGCATGGACACGGGTTTATGGCACGACAACGGCAGGGAGCTACACACAGACCCGCCCTGCTGTGAGTGATGGCGGGTCACAAATTGCCATCGCTGAGATGGGTTACGCTGTGAGTACGACAATCATTTTCATTGACCCGAAACCAGTGATTTACGCAAAACGCGAGACGCTGGCAAATGATGGCACATTGAGCATTGAACACCACAGCGATGCCCAGACGCGGAAACGAGATGTACGCGCATATGTTGGCACGACGGTGGCAGGTTCGGCAGTGGCAGAATATGCAGACACCAATCAGGATGATGAGTTCACACTGGCAGGATTTGAGGGTGCGGGTGGTACGTTGGATGTCAACGGTAGTGGTGCTGTGTCGGCTATTGGTGATGTTGGCGATTTAGAACGGAGCACAGCTCAACAATTTACACCATCAGCAAGCGGGCAATTGACACAATTTAAAATCACATTGTCTGGGAATAATGGGTCGCCGACGGGTCAAATTTACTACCAAATTCAGCAGGACGATGGCAGTGATTTACCAGACGGAACAATACTGGCAAGCGGTAGCTGGTCACCTACGCCGTCAGTAGAAAATACAATTACTGTGACAGATGGGCCGCTGCTGGATGGTAGCACGAAATACTGGATTATATTGAATACTATTGACCAATCAACAAATCAACGCTACCAGTGGCAACGGGCAACCAGCGACGTATATGCGAGCCACGTGCGACTAACTGGTACAAAAGGGGACGCGTTTTCATTGTGGACATCATCAACAGATGACGCTGAATTCGAGGTCACGACATCAGCAGTCACAACGAGCGACAAATTAGCACAATCGTTCCAGATTAGCACGGCATCAACAGTGAGCGAAGTTGATTTATGGCTCAAAAAAATTGGCTCACCCACTGGCAACATGACGGTTGAGATTCAAACCGACAGCGCGGGCGAACCGTCGGGCACGGCAGTAACAAACGGCACATCTAACACGGTTTCAGCATCGACGCTCACGACATCATTTGGCGACATCACATTCTCATTTGCTAGCAACCCATCACTGGCATCAGGCACGACCTATTGGATTGTACTAACGACGGCGGACAGTCAGTCGAACACAAACTATGTCGTGTGGGGCGCGGACACGAGCACGCCGGGCTATGCAGATGGCGCAATGTTTGGTGAGGACGCGAGCACGTGGGGTGCATTGTCAGCGGATGCCGTGTTTACCGTGACAGCACCAACCACACAGTATGATGAGCGATGTGTAGTTGGCAGATGGTCAGGCGGGACACGTGACATCGCTGTTCGGTTTGATGATGGCGGTGCAGGTAGCCCGAACACACAGACGACGTTTAAAAATACGAGCGGTGGGTCATTGGACATCGTCGCAGAAGTTGAGGTTCAATAATGGAAGCAATTGTTTATAAATACACTGAGATGGTAGATGGGCGCATGAGTGCGGTGTATTTGGTGCGAGACAATGCCACAGTGCGCATGACGGATGTGTTGTTACCCAGTGGTACAAACCTGATCGCGTACGGCATCGACAACGCCACGACGCTGTTTGACATTGGTTACACCCCGCCATCGAAAGTTTCGCCGATGGCACTGTTTCAAGCGAGCAAAAACAAACACGTGGAATCCATCCACATGGGCGCGATTTATGCCGCGTTTGAGCAGTTGCAAATGGGCGGTAGCATGGCAGACATGAAAGTGGCGGCGAAACAAGTATATGCCCAGAACGATGAGGCACGCGCTGGACTGTTGGCATTCATCAACACGTTTAAGACGGCATCGCAGGAAGACAAAGACGAACTGTTGGCAATTGCGATTTACGCGGCGAGTAGTTTGGTCACGTTATAATGCGCGTATGGTGTGACGTATTTGACAACAATTACAACCGATTGGGCGATGGACCTGTCACAGCTATAAAATCGGCATCATTCCGACGTGCGTTTGATGGTGCGGGCACATTCAACATGTCATTGGTTGGGACTCATGAGCAAGCATTGACGCTGTTGACCAATGAACGACGTGTGCGCATTTATGGCACCACGCTCGATGGGACAGCGCGTGTGCTAGGTGATGGCATCATCCGACAGCGTAACATAACCGAACAATCAGGCGGTGTGACATTGCAGGTGAGCGGACCTGACGCACTGGATGAGCTCAAACGTGCCAACACGCTATTGGCTCGTACGTACCGTGACACCGTGCAAAACGTTGTAAATAACCTGCTAGCGTTTGCGACAGGATGGACAGCGACAGTGGATGCCAGCATCGCCTCAAATACAATTGACGTGCGGTATGATGGCGTTTCGGTGTTGGCGGCACTTCAAAACATCGCAGACCGCTATGGCTACCATCTGCGACTGTCGAGCAGTACAGCACGGACACTGGAAATCAGTGAGTTTGGAGATGACAACGGACTACGCATCAGCAAAATCGAGGTTGTGACGACAGAGACCATCCAGAACAGTGAGCTGTTGATGGTGCAACGGTTGTCACAGGGGCAAACATCCGAACAGATTTACAACTGGCTGTTGCCGATTGGTGCTGGTGAGGGAACTGCTGCGCTAACACTGGAAAAATCGACACGCACATCACCATACACAATTCAGAGCACGACCGCAGGCGATGGGCGCACGCTGTATTACATCAGTGATGCCTCTTCCATCAGCACGTATGGCACAATTCAAAAAGTTGGACAGTTCAAAGAAATCGCGCCAGCTGGCAACACAAACACGGACATTGTAGCGGCTGCGAATGCGCTGTATGACGCGGCGGTTGAGGATTTACAGCGACACACACAGCAACAGGAACAGTACAGCGTCACGGTCAAAAACGTACAGCAGACGATTCAACCCGGCGACAAAATACACGTGGACTATAAGGCACGAGTACAGACTGAATCAGGATTTGTGGACTATTTGAGCATCCGCGATGATTTCTGGATTTTGGATGTCAATGAAAGCGTCAGCTCGTCGGGTACATCGGCGACACTGACCATCAGCAACGTTGACCAGCGCGTGACAACCCCTGCCGAGCAGATGATGAATGCCATTGAGCAAATCAACCTGCGCAATCTACAACCAACAACGACTGGAAGTGTGCGTTCGTATGTGTACTACGAGGACATGGATGGTAGCAACAGCGTCACGATCCCTGTTGAGTTTACGAACACGACGCTATTGTTGCAACAAATCAGGATGCGCATACAGACGCGCCCACTTCGGGCTAATGTCACGGCAACCGCATCCGGTGGTGGTAGCACCGAGACCAGTGCAGGCGGTGGAGACCATAGGCATAGAATGTTTCGCTGGGTGGGTTACACGTCTGGTACATTTACGACAGGTGCAGAGTATATTGTAAATGCGGGTCCGCCATTCAGTGGCGATTTAACAATCTTTGCACCGTACCTAGGCGCAACTGCTGATTTATACACCGAAGGGGCATCAGGCACGCACACCCATGACATCACCATCCCAGACCACACCCATGACATGACCTACGGCATTTTCGACAACACGGGCGTGACACCTGTTGCGGTTACGGTGTCTGTGAACGGCACAGATTTGACGAATGATTTATTCGGTCAGGCCACACTTGCTCCGAGTGGCGGATTCATCAACCGTGTGGCAGATGTTACCGAGCTGACCGATGCCATCCAGAACGCGAGCGGTGGATTGCGACAGGTGCATGACATTGAGGTCGCGTGCACTAGCGGACAAGGTCGAGTGCAGGTTACAATTGAGGTATACGAAATCACGCAAACAATCATAATCACATAGGAGTATAACAATGGAAATTCAGGAATTGATGCAGGTATTGGTACTGGTGGCAGTGGTATTGGCGTTTTACTGGCAACATCGCAGTTTTCCACCAGACAAAACCGCTGAACTGATTACACAATTGACTGAAATGGCGATGCGTACGGAGTCACGGTTGGATGACGCGCTGGTGGACATCATGGAATACATCAACGACATCCGAATTGCCAATGGCGAAAACACGCAAACGCCGGTAGAATAGCATTGTCCGAGCAATACACAACAAACCGTGTCAATTGATGCGGTTTTTTGTTGCCTGAAAATTGTACAAAATTAGTCCTTGACAATTGTTGTACAACAATTATATAATGTAGACATCATATAAACAGAGGCGCAACGCCTCGGATTCTGAGGAGAATTGAAATGGCAAAGCAAACAATGAAATTCAAAGCAACACAATACATCATCCGCGCAATGCATGAAATGACATACATTGACTTTGACCACATCATTTGCGACCGCGAGGAAACACCAGAAGACATCCGCACATGGTGGGAAAACCTTAACTGGAAAACACAACGTCGTTATGGCTACTTTTGGATGGACATGCTTGAGCAAGGTTATTTCTTGCGCGAGCGTACGCCTGACTTCTATTACAAATGGCAACTCGGTGAAATTTTTGTTGAGTTTTGGGAAACACGTGACCGCGAAGAAGCCGAACGCATCGAGCGTGAGCGTAAATTTCAGGAAGAATACGAAGCAAAACTGGAAGAAAAGCGTCGTGAATCTTTTTGGGCTATTGTGAAGGAAGTGCATGCTGAAGCACAGGAAGCACCAGCAGACGACGACAGCAATGACACACCAGCACCGGAGGAAACTCCGGTAGCTGACACCGAACCAGCAGACGACGACGATGACTACGTCATCACAATCGAAACACCACTTGGTCAAGAAAAAGAATGCTTCAAAGACAACAAAATCACTGCGTTTTACCATGCGGAACGTCGCGCGGATTTTCTGTCAGTCAACGGCAAAACCATTTCACTCAATTGGAACTACACTCCACTGAAATCAGGCGACATTGTCTGGCTCAAATCTGCTCACGAAAATCTGGAATGGCAAGTCAGCCACATGTGGTCAGCAGATGAATACGTAATTGTCAGTGGCGACAACACGATGACAGTCGGCATTGCTCAAATCACTCGCGAAAATCCAAATCCACCAGCACCGAAGCTCGAAGATTTTGACCTAAGCGACCTGATGCAACACGCAGTTGACCTCATTGAGCGTCGTGGTGGCAAAGAGACCAGTCACTGGTTGGCAATCGCTGGCATCAGCAAAAACACGCTCAACGCTTTGGTCAAACGTGGATTGCTGAAATACTTCAACAACGAATACACTGCACTCTGGGACTTGATGGTAACAGTCCCAGAACCAGCAGATGATGATGATGACTACAACGACGAAAATCACGGCGACCTCACCATTGAATTGCCACAGGAATACGCCGTGTTCAATCTACACGGCAAATATGAGGAACTGGCAAACGTGATGGACGGTCGGCTCGAAAAACAGTTCCGTCTGACAACTGACCTGTTCGGTGACAGCGACGAACCAGTGACAATTGCGGACATTGACGACATTCTCGACGCAGACGCGTATGAGGGATGGAACGTGTTTGTTGATGGGTGGTGGGACAACGAACTGCGACTGTATGCCCAACGCGCCGACGCGGACAGCGAAGATGCGACTCCGTCATTGTACAGCGACTGGGTCATGATTGACCCAGATCATGGCTACCTGACAATCGGCACACCTGTGTAACCAGCACACCACGAATGGTTCTAGGCGGGTTCGATTCCCGCCACGTGGTTTTTGTATAATCAATTGAGGAAGGAAGCTAAAATGCCTGTTTTCGTTAATCTAACCCCACATGCGGTCAATGTTGAGCGTCCAGACATGCCGAATCTCATCATTCCACCGTCAGGGGATGTGGCTCGGGTGGAAACACACCGCGTTCCGTGTGGCACAATTGGTGTTGGTGGCATCCCTGTCGAGTTGTCCGTGCTGTCGGATGTGACAGGATTGCCAGAACCACAACCCGACACATACTATATTGTGTCAGGGATGGTTCTGGATCGTGTGCAGACGCGCCCTGACGTTTTCGCACCGGGTCAACTGGTGCGAGATCAGGATGGACGTGTGGTCGGCTGTCGTGGGTTGTCATGCACGGAAGCCTACGCAGATGCGGAGGTGGAATAATGCCAACACCACTACAATACCAGCACGCACGCCAGACCGCAAAACGCTACACCGTGACCGATGTGGAAGCGCGTGACATCAAAATGCAAATGCAAAAACATCCATCGTTCTCGTCGCAATTTCACACAGAGCTCGGACGTGTGGAATATAGCGTTTGCACGCCACGCGTTACGCAATGGCTGGTGCGGATGAATGACGGTGCTGGTTGGTTTTTCATGGAGCACCGTCATGGCGAATAAACGTCAATTTCGGGTAACACTGACGGATGCACAATGGCGCGCGGTAGAACGTGCGATTCGCAATGCAGGCGAGCGCAATAAGCAACAGTTTTACAGGCAAGCACTGGCAATGATTTGCGCTGCGAATGGCGTTAATTTTGACGCTGATGAACAGCGTGACTACCATAAAAACGTGTAACGGTTTCTGGCAGGTTCGATTCCTGCCACACGTTCTGTGTATAATTAATTGAGGAAGGAAGCGATGAGCAACAAACAATATGCAGTCAACATTCCAGCATCGTGGTTGTGCGCACGTGAGATGGAGAACTGCGACGTTAACGCAACGCACACGCACTACTGCGAACAATGCCGCATCCAGCTGGACATGAACCTTGGCATCGATGCTAATGTTAAAATCGCTGGTAACGCGCTGGATGTTCGTTTTGACGGACACGAAGTCGACGGCGATCTGTACGAATGGATTGAGGCTGTTTTAACGACGATTCCACCTATTTACCACGTATTGGAGGCATAGTATGCCAAACAGCGCACTAATCATCATTGTCGGCCATCTGGGGCGCGAGCCTGAATTGAAATACACCAGCAGTGGCACGCCGATGACCAAAACGTCATTGGCAGTGAAAACTGGCTGGGGTGAACGTCAGAAAACCACATGGTACAACCTGACGGCGTTTGGCAAAACTGCCGAACGCATGAATGAGCGGCTCAAAAAAGGGATGGCGTGCCAGATCATCGGTACACCGTGGCAAGATGAGTACACTGCCAATGACGGCACGAAACGACAACCAATTCAGGTTGATGTCACAGATTTCACGCCACTGGAACGCAACAACACGCAACCAGCTGGCAACGGCAATCAGCAATCACCAGACGGCAACATTCCGTTCTAATGATTGGTAAACGAATTGACGTACTCGACAAAGGATGGATTGAACTAGTTGACATCATGCCACATCCTGAGTCCGACATACCGGGTGACCTCGCCATTGTGAATGCGGCGCGGGTCAGTTTCTTAGGTGAAAGCAAAGGCGACGAACAGGACAAGAAGTTGCTGTTCTATTTGTTGCGCAATCACCATACATCACCATTCGAAATGGTAGAGTTCAAGTTCCGTGTTCGTGCGCCACTGGTGACATGGTGGCAATGGGCACGGCATCGTACGTGGAACTTCAATGCGCAATCTGGACGCTACACGCCATTCGAGGAAAATGATTTCTATTTGCCTGACGTGTGGCGACTGCAGGCAAAAGACAACAAACAGGCTAGCGACGGACACGTGACACAGGATGTCAACGATTACCTGTCTGACGAGCTGGCACGGCACTATGATGACAGTTTTGCGCTATATACCGAGGCACTGGATGCAGGTGTGTCAAAGGAGATGGCGCGTCTGTTTTTGCCAGCGTTTGGCGTGTATTACACATGGGTTGTCAAAGTGGATGCACACAACCTGATGCACTTCCTGCGACTGCGAATGGCTAGCGATGCACAGCACGAGATCCGCGTGTATGCCGATGCCATCTACCAGCATTTTTTCAAACCTGCCCTGCCATGGACTGCAGAGGCGTTTGAACTTTACAGACTGTGACGCTGTGGTATAATTGCCACATCCAAATAACTCCGTTTCATTACATGACTGCAGCCGCGACCTAGTGTCGCGGTTTTTGTTTCCAAATTAGTGCAATAGCCTATTGTGTCATTTTGTACAACAATGGTATAATGTAGAGAGTAGCCAATTGGTTACGTCCACATAATTCTGAGGAGAATTGCTATGAGCAAAAAAATCTACATGCAACAACCGTACATGACGAAACTCAAGGGGCGCGACTACATGATCGTCGCGGGTCGCCTTCTCTGGTTCAGAGAGGCACACCCCAATGGCGCAATCATCACAACTCCGGTGACAGCTGGTAACAACGTGGTGGCTGTCAAATGTGAAATCATCGTAGATGAGCGCATTCTGGCAACAGGACTGGCAACTGTTCGAAGTGGCAAGGGCACCAGCTGGGACGGGCGTGAGCTTGAAAAAGCGGAAACCGCCGCGATTGGGCGCGCACTGGCACACAGTGGGTTTGGCACACAGTTCGCACTAGATGAGATGTCAGAGGGCGACTACCTCGCAGACACACCTGTGCAACGCCCAGCTGGTGGTAACGCATCAGCAAAACTGGCGATTTGGAATGCGCTCCGAAACGATGCGCAAATTAAATCCGCATACACTGACGAATCGGTGCTTCGTGATCGCGTCGGGTTTTACCCCGAGGACGTGGTCGCGAGCGGATTCAACGCGGTCAAAGCATGGTTGCTGGCGAACGCTGACGCTCACATCGCAACTGAATAGGATGTCTGGTATGCAACCACCAACAACGCCAGACGCTGACGCATGGATTGCATACCTCCGACAATTGCCACGCTGGAATCTGGATGTCATGTACATTGCACTGACGACCAGCACATCCGATTCCAGCCCCATTAATGGTTTTGACGAGTCCGAATGGTTGGAACTGGTTACCGTCGCACGAATCGCAAAATATGCCGACGGTCACCAGACAATCTGGAAATTCACATGGAGATGACATGTCACGCTACGCACGAAAACGCGACACCAACGAACGCGACATCATTGACGCGCTACGAAACGCCGGGTGCATGGTCATTCAGGAAAACAATGTCGACCTATGGGTGCTACCGCCACACCTGCCCTACTGGGTGCCCATGGAAGTGAAAACCAAAACAGGCAAATTGACGGAGTACCAGCAACGATTGCACACCAGCATGGCAGATGACTACAATTACAAAATCGCCATCGTCACCACAATTGACGAGGCACTGGAAGCGGCGGAATTGCGTTAATCGCTAAAAAAGTCCGCTGTATATATATACAGCCACATAAATAAACGGATTTTGAGGAGAAATTGACAAAATGAATGACATCACAGGAATTGAAAACGCCATCAAAGAAGTTGAGCATGACATCCAGAAGTGGAAACGCCACCTAGAATCTAGCCAGCTGATGTTTACGCTGTACAACACAATGGACTGTGTCAACATACTGGCACTGCTACACAACGAACTGGACGGGTTGCGCAAACAACGTGACGCGATGATGGCAGGGTAGGTGAGGCTATGGGATTAAAACATGACGGCTGGATTCGTAAAATGGCACATCGTGGCATGATTAAACCGTTTGAGCAGTCGCAGGTACGTGATCGCGTCATCAGCTATGGCGTGTCATCATACGGCTATGACTTGCGGGTTGCTGATGAATTTAAGATTTTCACCAATGTACATTCTGCGATTGTTGACCCAAAAAACTTTGCACAGGATTCGTTTGTTGACTTCAAGGGCGACGTGTGCATTATACCGCCCAATTCGTTTGCATTGGCACGCTCTGTTGAGTATTTTCGCATTCCACGTAATGTTCTGACAATTTGCGTCGGAAAGTCCACCTATGCACGCTGTGGATTGATTGTGAATGTGACACCATTCGAGCCAGAATGGCAGGGTTATGTGACACTGGAAATCAGCAACACCACGCCACTACCAGCGAAGGTATACGCCAATGAAGGACTGGCGCAGGTGTTGTTCTTCGAGGCAGATGAGACGTGCGAACAGTCATATGCTGACAAGCGTGGCAAATACCAGAACCAGTTCGGTGTTGTGCCACCACGTATGTAGCATTGCAGGCGAGCCTGTGCTATAATCTGCCATGCGCGTCATGGTATGTAGTTTATTTTTGTAAATTATACCGGGGCTATGACTGCGACACACAAACGGACTCAATCATGATGACGAGTCCGTTTGTGTTTAAAAAACAAAAACCCCGCCGTGTGACGAGGTCTCTGTGTGTTCTCTGAGGAGGAGAAGCAGCATCGATTATGCTAGAATGATTATACCATACGACAGGAGAAAATTCTATGAAATCAGACGTTATATTGAGCGATGTGCTGACGCATTTCATTGACGAAATTGCGACGTATTTGACAGGTGACGAAACGAAACTATTTCTGTACATCGCGCGGATGGCATTCGACGGCGACACCTATTTGGCAACACTGACACCGACGCAGATGATGGACGCAACCGGGTTGGATGGACAGCGTGCATTGACTGCACTGACGGCGTTGATCCAGTACAATGTCATCAACGAACGCAACATGACACGAGATGGCACAGAATACGGCGTAAACGCATCACCAGACATGGAAGGACTGAAAACACGATGAATTTTTGGCACGACATAGACGCGATTCGAGATGAAATTAAACGTGTTGAAGATGACATTGTGCGATGGAAAATCCGTAGCAAACTAGGCTACAGCGGACGTGAGTGCGAGGCGATGATGGATGCGCTGTACAGTGAAATCATTGACCTGTGCATCCGACGTGATGAACTCGATGACGCATTGAACGCTGAATGAGTCTGGCACATTACCTGATGATGGGGTAGAATCGTTGTCAGGGCATAAAAAAAAGCCCCGCGTCTCAGGAGGTAGGAGACAACAGGAGCAAAAAAAGGAAATAAACGTATTTGATTTCAGCTCCTATTATAGCACACTCCTTCGACGTAACAAGACGCGGTACAATAATTCCACTAGTTACTTGGAGGTAACAATGGCAAAGTTTGACGTAGTACCCGGTTGGTTTCAGACTGGTAATTTCGTGGTTGATGATTTGATGCACCTGTTGACAGGTAGCGAATACAAGGTGTACATGTTCGCTGTTCGTCACATTTACGGGTGGCAGGACAAAGTCGAGCGTGGGTATGCCAACATCAGTCTGTCGATGTTTGAGGATGGATTTAGTCGATTCGGTGGCGTTGGTCTGTCACGTCCGACAATCACAAGCGCATTAGACCAGCTGGTTCAGTACCGTTTGCTGGTGAAAATCGGTAAAGCAGGTAATAAAGGGCAGGCATGGTCAATTGGCACAAACATCGACATCGACGGATTAATTCATCGTAATATTAACAAGGGAAAAGGTAGTAAAGAAACTTTACTAGTAAAAGAATTTAACCAGAACCAGTTAAATGATTTAACTGT